TGCTCTTGCTGTGCAGGAGTTGCGTTAGCGTAAGAGTTGACGAAATTCTTGAGTGACTGCGAGGACAGATCTTGAGGATTTAGCTCTGTCTCAGAAGCTCTTTTAGAAAGTTGATCCGCCACGTAATCACGAACAGTTGGAGTAAATGTAGGCTTTGCTTCAGTAGCAAGGTCTGGACGCTCCGCAGCAGTGGCAGTGGAGTACTCTTTACCATTCCATGTGAAAGTCTTGTCTGCACCAAGCAGTTCACGAGCCTGCGAGAAGGCATCAGAAAACTTAGGCAAGTTGCTGATCGTGTCCAGCTTATCTGTACGCACAACATCATCAGCAGCGTTGGCATCCATTGCGCCTTGCAGGTCACCAAACTCCGTGTCTGGCGTAAAAGGTATGGATACCGCAGTGTTCGGGGTCTGGTCAGGGATCTTGTTGGTCACAACACCTGTGACGGCATTAGCGGCCTCCAAAGCATCCTCAGGGGAGGCTCCTAGAATATTTATGGCATCGGCAAAAGTCTTTACGCCAGCCTCGTCCAACTTGGCGGTGTCAACCGAAGACACGGCATCGTTGACAATTTTTGGTGGAACACCTGTGTCTGCGGGTTTAGATGGACCAGCCTTAACGGAGTTTGCCAACCCAAGACCAGCGCTGATGACTCCAGTGAAGTCGCCAGTCACACCCGCCTTTTGAATCGCATCAACTAGAGTTGCGGCAGTGGCAGCAATTTTGACGTCTTTGCTTCCAGAAAGGTCGCCAAGAGACTTTAAAGCAGTAGCAAAATCTCCCTTGTCCAAAGCAAGCGCAAAATTACCAAGCTGCACTGCTGTTGTTACGCCAGATGGAAGCGCATCAACAGTCCCGCCAAGTTGGGTGTAACCAGACAGTCCAGCGTTGATAATTCCAGAAATGTTTCCGCTCTGCAATGCAGCCACACCTTGAACAGCGGTTTGTGCCAACTTAATGTTGGAGACTGTGTTATTCAATTCAGCAAGACGCTCTGCACCCCCAGCAATTTCAGACAAAGTCCCCGCATCGGCTGCCGCCGTGAGCGCAGTAAACTCTGGCCCCACATAGGATGTGTAAGCGCCAAAACCACTCAAGACGGCGCCGATGTAATTTTTTTGTTCCAAGGCCAAAGCAACTTGTGCAAGTTTTGCAAAGGGCTGGTGTGGTCCGGGAATAAATGACGCAACAGTCAAAAGCATTGGACCGACATCGGATATAAATTCGTTGACGCCTGTTTTGCCTTGGCCTGCGGTAAGAACTGGAGTGCCGTCCGCCGTAAAATTGGCTGTCAGGTAATGCTCTTTTCCAGTAAAAAACCCACCAGACTTTTGGTACAACAATCTGCCATCAAGCCCTGTCAACTCTCTGCCAGTGTCTTTGTCGTAGACCACTGTTCCAATAGACTGTTGGAACTTGCCGTCTTTTATGCTGGCAACTTCTTCCTTGGTCAAAGGAATGTATCGGGTAACAGCGCCGTTTTCTGAATCTTCAGTTATTTGCTTGGATGGAACGGTTTTAACTTGGTCTTTTGACACCGGAAAAGCAGTTGAAACGGTTCCCTCTGACGTATCAATGTCTTTGTAATACACAAAATTACCACCACCAAGATCCTCTGCACGCTTGCCGTCAACAGTTTCGTAATAATTAACGAATGAAACTGGCTGATATTTTGTCTTTTGGCCTATGTCGTTGATGGTGTCCAGACCCATGTTGACCAGTTTTGCAGCAGAGACGTTGACGTCGCCAAAAATACCTCGGTAGTAATCGCCACCTATGACATTTTTTTGAGCATTCATTTGCGTCGACAAGGTCTCAGCTTGAAAAGCGTCCGTACCGTATGGTGCCCACTTAGTTTCAAGACCCTTAATTTTGGTCTCAACCTCGTTCAGTGAGTTGCCGTACAGCTTGTTGATGGCTGGGTTTGCTCTTGCGTTTGCAAGGAACGTGTTGATCCCGCCTGTGGTGGTATCCGTGTTGCTGAACAAACCATTGAAATTTGTTTCAAAGTTCCGTACAGGGTCAAGCAATGTCTTGATCGAATTTACATCTTTTCCAGTGGCCTCAGCAAGTTCCTTGTCAGTGAATTTGTAATCTCTTTGCAGCGCAAGAGACGAGATGACTTGGTCTGCCTCAGTTTGATCTTTAAGGACTCCATTGATGATCTGGTCTCGGCCTTTTATGTAATTGGTGTTAGCCAAATCAAAGACGGACTTGTCCTGACCAGTTATTTTTGCAAGCTGGTCGGGCGTAAAGCCAGCGTCTTTGCCAAAGTTGTAAATCTGTTGCGACTCCTGCCATGAGAGTTGGTTGTCAGCAGAGATATTGCTGAGGTTCGTTACAGCTAAGTTTGCGTACCGTTTTTGGTACTCGTTGTACAGATCTTCGCCAAGAGTTTTCTTTAAACCCGCATCGTTCATCCCAAGGCTTTTGGCGTACTTAAAACCTTGCAGCAAGCCAGCATCATCTTGTCCAAATGTGCTGCTTAATTCAGTAGCAGCCGCCTGACGAAAAGCATCTTTCTCTTTGGCGTCGATTGATGAGCCAAATGCATTTTTCCAAAAATCAACACTGCCCTGATCCGCCGTCCGTTCAGGTCCCAAGTATTCGGTGAACAGACCCTGCACTCGGGCATTAAGCTCTGCGTCTGCATCACCTTGGAACTTTTTCAACTCGTCCGCATTGACCTCAGAACCAAAGTCTTGAAAATAGTTTCCCAGTCCAGCGGGATCAGCTTTGCGGTCAAGAACATCGTTATAAATCTTTGCGATGCCTGCAAAGTCTGAAGAATCGTTATTTAATATGTAGTCGGTTACGTAGGCGCTGTAGTCGCTTTCAGGGTTCTTGACAAGAGAATCTGCAATAGCATTATTAAAAACTGACTTAAAATTTTCAGGTGTTATCTGACCTGTTTTAAGTGAATTGACCCACCAATCAAAACCACCTTGGTCAATGTTTGACGGCCCTGTGCCAATGCCTTTAAAGCCAACTGAAGCGTAGGCGTCAGCAACTATTTGTTCGTTGTTGGGAGCCGATACAGGAGTAGAAAGAGGGGCAGGTACAGGGGTAGATAGAGGAGCAGGGGCGGCAGTTTGTCCAGAGTCTACGACTTGGTTTTGAGGAATGGCTACTGGAGTTTCAGGCGCGGGTGTAACAACAGGGGTAGAGGTCACATTGCTGAGGGGAGCCTTATTTGTGCCTGCTGGTGGCTCTAAGCCTTTTGCACGAGCGTCAGCAACCACAGATTTAAAAATCTCAACCTCATCTGGATTAATGCCGTCTTTACCAATTGTATTTTCCCAGTATGCAAGACCACCAGCGTCTGATGGACGCTCCAAGTACTTCAAGTACAGGTCTTCAACAGACAAGGGCGCTGGCTCGGATGTAAAAGTATTTGCCATGTATCTTCCTTACGACCGCTTCATGCGTTGCCGTTCATTACGTTCAACATGGCAGAAGCCCACTCTTGCCAGTCTTCAAATCCATACGGATCTGGAATGTTCTGGTTTGTAAAGACATCAATTGCAAGTAAGCCAACAGCCCACTCGTGCCAGTCAGCTTCAGGATTGGGGATTGAAAGCTGTTGGGCAGAGTACTGCTCACACATCAAACAAGCCCACTGGTCAAACTCCATGTATCTGGGGTCATAGACCAGAGCGCTTTCTGAATTAGGTGCTGTAACCACGAGTGTCCCCAAGATCTGCGTTGACGATCACTTTGCCCATCTGGAAGTCACCACCAGCTACGTTGGACACGAACTTCAGCCTCAGCTCCCGTCTTTGCTCTCGCAGGTCAATTTTCGTTGTTCCCGGCTCAAAAGCGTAAGGGCCAGTCGTTTGATCTTCGCTCTGAGCAAAAGGTCGGCCAGTGACAAACATCTCCATTGTGCCCTCTTGGATAAAATCAGGCTCCAGACGCTCAAGGTGCAGCCAGCGGTTCTCACCCACGGGAGAGGGCTGTGCAGGGCCTCCAGCCACCCATCCAAGGTCGCTGGTCTCGATGTACGCCTCAATGGCGTTGGACTGGGTAAATTTCACCTCATCCGTGCCGATCTCGTGCTGCCACAGGCTCACGAAGTTGATGGTCGTGACCACGGTGAACTGAAAGTTTGATCCAGACCCAAAAGTAGCCGACAAGACATCACCCACAACATAATCCTCGCCACGGTCGTTTATAACGATGGAGGTCACTACCCCTCCAGTGACCGTGATCGTGGCCGTAGCGCCCGATCCTGAGCCTCCTGTGAGGCTTATGTAGGAGTAGGTTGCGTTGGTGTAGCCAGATCCAGCATTGGTAATAGAGCCGTTGAGCAATCCACCCTCAGCGTCAATCTCGACCCCGCCGTTGACAGGGAAGCGGAACACCTGTGAGAAGTACCCAGCAGACCTACGGGCGCCAAGGGCTGTGCCTGCGTCATACCAGAGATTCTCGCGGATGTTGTAGATGATGCAGTCGTTGCACTCTTCTGAATTGCCACGGGGGTAGAACCACCAGATCTCGCCAAAGCGCGGAACCTTGGTGGCGTAGACCTTCTGGCGCTGCGAGTAGTTCAAGTTGTCAAAAAAGTAGTTCTGGTTCATGGAGTTTGGGATCTCCTTGACCACGCCGTTGTACAGCAGAAACCTATCCACGCCAACCCAATAGTAAATGCCGTCATACTCAATTACAGACTGGCTGGACAGCATTGAAGACTGGCTGGAGATGATGTCGTAGCGCCAAAAAGTAGGGGCCGAGAAGTTTGGCGTCCCGCCGATACCCAAACTCGTTGGGGCAAAGGACACACGGATCAGGCTGTCAAGGCTCCAGAACAGGCCAGAAGGGGCGTTTGAGCCACCCCTGACAGGAAAGCCTTGGACAATCTTGCCAGTGGACATGTTCACGGCGTTGGCCTCAGCAGAGACCCAATCGTCCAGATTTCCAGTTGCACAGTTGCGGATCAAGCCATCGTTGCCGTAAACAAAAACGTAGGGGTGCAGCGACACCATACCACCCGACACTGAGACTTCATTGTCAAAAGTCAACGTAGCCGTGGCGGCTGTGGCCGTGGCGTTCTTGGTGAGTACCAAAGCGGCAAGGGATATGGACAGCACACGGGTGTCCGCAGGGATGCCCGGTCCAGTGACCACTTGATTGACGCCAATGTTGAGGTTTGACGCGGTGAGTGTCACATTGGGTGACCCACTGGTTGTCGCGCCCGTTTGGGTAAAAACACCAACAGGATTTAAATTGGTTGAGTTGATTGGGCCAGCCAATACAGGAGTGTTGGCTTCGTTGTCAATGTCACTTAGATCACGCGATGGATGAGCAAGCAGAAGATTATTGCCAGAACCTGAGGAGTCGGTGAAGGTGTCAAACTGCCACAAGTTTTCATCTGATGGCACAAACGCCGAAGTAATGGTCTGTACTTGCACAGAAAAACCAGCCCCCGTCCCGCCAAGTTGAGCAGCCGTTGCGGTGAGCTTCTCGTATTGGCTGTATCCAAATCCACCACCAGTGACAGTTACAGAGGTCACAGCACCACCAGAAACAACGATTGTGGCCGACATGCCAGAGCCAGATCCAGTCGTTACATAAGACAAAGCCACAGCGGTGTAGGTGGCGTTCACATACCCGCTTCCACCCACGATTGCGTTCACGGCTGTTACAGCGCCGCCAAAGGTGTAGTCAGTGATGCCTGAGCCAGTCCCGTTGGCATCAACTGGCACAACTTGCAGACCATCGGCGTGGCCGTTGTAGATGTTGTTGAAGTTGCTCCGAGGAACCACGAAAATGCCCCGTGAGGGGCCTGCAAGGGAATCGGTAATCTGACGGTAGCCGCCCATCTTGCGGGGGCGTCCGCGCTGAAACCTGACCCACTGACCGTCGACATACACCTCTTTGTCAAACAAAGTTCCGTCCCGCTGGATTCCGGGTTTTGTGTCGAGGGCAAAAACCTTTTTGGTCATTAAAAAGCTCCGCCAGAAACGCCTGTGGTGAAGTTTCCAGATCCAGTGACGCTGACTCCAGTCGCTGTGACATCCAAAACAAGATTGCCAAGAACTGAAACGCCAAAACGGCCAGCGCCGGGTCGGTAGACGCCAGTGTTGGATTCTGAGCCAAAGTTCAACGATGGTGATGCGGCAGAGCCATTTACCAAACTGATTGCCGTGCCGCCAGCTTGAGTGGTGTTGGCGTTCAGGATGTTTGTGGCATCGCAAATCAAGGTGGCCTGACCCGAGGCTGGTACTGTGGCGGTGCTTCCCCCAACAATCCCCGTGGAAATAGTCAGGGTAAAACCACCAGCGCTGGTCTGGTTGGACACAACATACAGGTTAACAACTGGAGGAACGATGACGGTGACATTCCCTGTCAGGGTGCCGGTGTAGATCTGAATTGTGTTTGCCGCTTCGCTGGCCGTCAGGGTGTAAGTGCCCGAGACGACAGGCTTGGTCAGAACGCCAAACTCAAACTGCGTACTGACGCCGTAGCCGACCGTGACGTACTGCGTACCAGTCGAAACAATAAAAGCTGACTCGCCGGGAGCAAAAGCCTTGGTAACTGCGCCGTCAATAAGCTGGCTGCTCGTGGTCCCAATCGTGATAGTCCCAGTCCCGTTGTTCTTGAACATGACGAACCAGTTATCGCCAGTGGTTGTAGCCAAAGGCAGCGTGGCCGTGGTTGTGCCACCCGACCAGATCATGGTCTTGGCGCGGTCTGTGGTCAGGAATGTGTACGCAGCCGTTATAGAACCCGATGGGTGGCTTTGATTCAGCGTGGAGGAGGAAGCCAGCAAACCAGCGCCAGCAAGGCTTGCAGCGTCCGCTGAGGAGGTTCCAGTGCCAAAGGCAATGTTGCCCCATGTGCCCTGTTCGGTGGCGTTGGTCTTGATGTAAACATACTTGGCTTCATTGGCCGCAATCGTGATGATCGTGCCAACGCCGTCAAAGGTTTTGACGGTGAAGCTGTTGGCTCCCACATTGCGAATCAAAGCATCGTTGCCTACCGAGGTTTGATTGGCTGGAGGCATGAACAAGGACAGGCCAGCGCTTGAAGCGGTGACATCCATAATTCGGGCGGCGTAATCATCCGTGGCGTTGCCATTGATCGGCCATTCCAACTGGGTGTTGGCCGCAAGGGTGATGGAACGGTACGAAACGTCCGTTGGCTGGATGACGTTGCCTGTGAAGGGGCTGTTGTAACTCATGATTTATCCTTAGCTGTCAACGGCAATGGCCTGACGGTCTGCCACACGAAGTCGGTCTTCTGCCACCAAAACGTCCATGGACTGCTGGTACAGGGCTTGCCACAACTGCACGCGCTCATCGTTCTTCAAGAACGGCATGGCCTGAAGCAGTGTGCCGTACAGAAGAGCCTGCGGAGCGTATACGGTGAACCAGTTGGTTTGGTTGGAGGAGTCCAACGGCTGGAGGCGCTCGTAGTAGAGAACCTCAAAAACGTAGTCAGCGCTCGGGGTCGGGGCGACCATCCAGTGGGTGTAGTCGTAGTCGCAGTAAAACTTGGGCACGCCCGTAGTTGTTGGTTCGGGCCAGTACTCACGAAGGTACTCGTACTTGCGAAGCAGCACTGGCTGGCGCTTGCCTGCTACGGTGATGTTCATGGACACTGTTTTGTGCCACCGTGCTGGCTTGTCAATCACATTGGCGCTTGTCGTCATGGTGCTGCCCTGCACCGTCAGGTTGCCCAAAAACTTGATCTGCGCAGCAATAGTCTGCTCCGCCAGCATGATAAAAAGTGGGATCTTTTCGAGGGTAGCCGTGTCTGTGCGCTCCAGATAGGACTGGACGTTCTCGACCAATGAATCGTAGGTCATTACACTGGCAGTCGTCATTCTGGGCACCCTTCGTTTGTTGAGTGAATTGTAAGTTCACGCAGTGGCATACTTCATTTTCCCACGTATCAGGCGAAAGGTCGAGTACCTGCCTTGTCAATGATGAGCGCCTGCCTACGTGGGGTCCCGTCTGGCGTGTTTGGCACGCTGATATGCGTCCAAGCATCAAACTCACGGATGATCTGATCATAGGGTAAACCCGAGGCTATCACTGCCCTGACCACGGCATCAGGCGTCATTCCGGGAACACGGATGTCCGCAGCGCAGCCAATTCGATGCTGGCTCGTGTCTTTGGAGCCTACGCTGTCATTGACCTGCTTTGATCTGAACCCAGAGTTAATCATGATCGGCTTGCCGTCCAGCGTCTCCTTGACCTGCTCCAAGAACTCGGCAAGTCGTTGGAGGTTGGCGGTCTCAGCTTCGTTTGGCGTGTTGTCAAACTGCCTGTGGCTGGTAGCGGTCAGTTCCGCTAATGAAAAATGAGGTGTCATTTCACTGGCCCCGCCTTAGAAAGCAAATCCGTCTTGGCTTGTGAGCCAGCGCTTGAGCCAAAGTAATACGCGATGATTCCCGTCCACGCCGTGCCAAGTGAGCCAAGCATCATCAAGATGGCAGGGTTGGCGCTGTCCACTTTACCAATGAACATCATCACCATAATCCCAAAAAAGCCCACTGTGACCGTACCAGCGAGTATTGGTGGCATCAGGCTGCGGGTGGTAGCCTGCATCTCTCGCGCAGACTTCCTGTCCTCAACCTCCAGCTTTTCAAAGTTCAGGCCAAGCTCCTGCGCTTGCTTCTGAAGCTCAATCTCAGCAATCTTGACTTGAGCAATCTGTTCTGCTGACAACTTGTTGTTGGAGATCAGGTCGCCCACCTTGTCGGGGTCTACGCCGATAGCTTTTGAGATGGCCGACACAGCCATCCCCGCCAGTGGTCCACCCATCGCCGTGGCGATTGTTGGTGCAATTTGTTTTAGCCAGTCCATTACTGTTTACTCCTTGAAAGCATTGTTGCTGCAATTTGAAGCATGGCGCGGGTGCTGTCCATGTCTTCAGGCTGAGTCGCCCATCCAACTGTGATCTGCCCGACAAACCTGCCCGGCTCTGGTGGGACACTGATACGGCATGTGTACGCAACACCTCTTGCGATGTACCACAAGCCCATTTCTGACTGCGCTGACTTGTATTCTCCACATGGGATCTCGTTTGCCATCAACTTGACCACATCAGAGTTGTTGGCTGAGTTCTGCGTAAACAGCCCGACATCCAATCCATCATTGGTTTTGTCCCTGCCGTTTTTCCCATATGCCCGATACAACACCCTTGTGCCAAACATGCTGTTGACCTTGAAGATCGCCACCACCAGAGCACCCGACTGCTTGAACAGGTGCGCCGCTGCGTCCTCCACACGGTCTTCAGCAATGCTTGGAATCTTCTTTGACTCCTTGTACGCGCCAATCAGCAGCTCTTGGTTCTGCCAGAAAAAGTACCCAGAGAACGCAAACACCGCCATGAGTATCAGCGCGAACAGCTTAAACGGGCTATCCACATAGGACAGCACTTTGTCAATGATACTTAGCTGCTCTTTACTCACAATCAGCACTTCCCGCCGCACTGCTCAAAGATGCCAAAGACAAAGTACAAGATCACCCCCAGCATGGCGGTGAACACCGTGCCCAGCAAAGCCAACTCAATAATTTCGTCGATCTCTTTTTTGCGCCTTGAAGCAATTTCTTTTTCTCGCCTAGCATCATGGGCAGCTTCAACATCTAACGCTGCTGCTCTGGACTTGATTCGGGTCCACACGTCTATCTTGCCGCTCTGCATAAACAAGAGCTGTAGCTCATCTTCAAAACGCTTTGCTTGATCGAGAGCCATCTCAATCTGGATGGCTGTGCCCATGCTGGACTTGGATTTCTTGGCTTCAACAACGGCCTTGGTGGCCGTGGACTTGGCATCAAAGTACTTCCCAAGTACAGGGCCAAGGGAGGAAACGTCATCGACGGTCTTGCTGACCTTTTTAATTAAGGCAACAGCGGCCTGTATCCCGGCAAGGGCTGTTAGAGGGTCTATCATGACCGGCCTTTAAATTTTTACAATTTCGTTGCTACTTTGACCCGTGAACAAAATTGGCAAGATAGCCTATAACGGAAGAGATGGCAGAGACCATGACCATCCCAGCCCAAAAGCCTCCACGCCCCTGATTGGCAAGACCAACCAACTGCTCAAGTTGGCTCTCCATCTTGTCCATCTTTCTTGCCATCTCGTCAAAGCGGCGCTCATAGTCTTCGACTTTTTGCCACAGCACGCCATATTTAACTGGGTCAATTTCGAGAGCCATGGTCAGTCCTTAAAGATTCTGAGCTTCTAAAACTTTGTTCAATTGCTCAAGATTTGCTTGGGTGTATTTTTGATACGTCAATTTTAAATCAGAAGGCATTGGTACGGCAACAACAGGGCCACCAACCTCTTCAGCCACCGACAGAAACGATCTGGCAATACCTGTGCCCACATTCCAGATGCCTGACTGGAACACGTTGAAGAACGCCTTGTGTACGTCAATAACCGTCTGCACGGGCACAAAGTCACGCCTAAAGTCAGCGCTGCCCTCAAAAATCTGGATCGCTCCTGTTTTGGCCTGTTCCTTGAACTTATGGAACGGGGATGCCTGATCACCCTTGTGGTCTTCATGGGGGCCGTAGACGTTGAAGTACCTGAACAACTGCACGGGTGAGGTCGGCGTCAGCTCATGGAAATACTGCTCTACCAGCGCTTTTGACCACGCATACATGTTGGACGGGGCTACAGGGTCAGACTCCTTGAACGTGGTGTTCTCTGGGCCGTAGACCGAGGCTGATGAGGCAATCTGTAGAGGGATCTCATACGTCTGGCAGCGGTCTATCAGAGTGGTGGTGAAGTCTACGTTCTGTTCTTTGAGTGCAGGCCAGTCTTGGCAGCGGGTGTCTGAGATAGCGCCAAGGTGGATGACCAGATCCAGACCAGACAGGTTGTAGTCAGGCTCACCCCACTCATAGAGCGACAGCTTGTGATCGGCCAAGGCCTTGACCATGTTCTGCCCAATGAAGCCTTTGTAGCCCGTAATCAGGATACGCATACCGTCCCCATGTAGGTGCAGGACTTGGCGGCTTTCTCGTTGGCAAACCGTATGGCGGCGTTCATGTCTTGAGTCTCAAGGTGCTTGGCAACCAGAGCGGCCAAGAACACATCTCCAGCCCCGCAGACATCGACCACTTCAGTTGCTGGCGCAGGGTGCAGTTGCTTGAGATACCCAGCGCCCTTGGCTCCGTAGGTCACGATCAACATCTCTTGGTCTGGCAGGGAGGTGGACTCAAACAGTTCCCGCTCGTTGATCTTGATGTAGATGTTGGCAAAGTCGCCCAGATTTGGCTTCTTGGTGTCCATGTAGATCGGCCCTTGAAACGCCGCCCTGATAGCGTGAATGACCTCATCTGTAATGAAGCCCTTGTTGTAGTCTGAGATCACGATGGCGTCATAGTCGTAGGTAGCGTCAAGCGTGTAAGGGTCTGGCTCCACATCGTGGTCTACCCGAAGCAGGTGATCTTGAGTACGTAGATCCACGTACCTGATCTTGCGGGACATCTCGGACGGCACACACAGATCAACAGCAACCCCAAAAGAATTTAGGTTGGCAAACACGTTATACGCCATGCCCATGCGCTCTTCGGTGCGGGTGAAGGTCAGCAAGGGTGCAGACGACTCGGGATTGACCCGCTGGATTTCTCCGTAGCGGTACTCGACTATGCAGGCATCACCGATGACTAGGACGCGCATAGACTGTC